TTTGTGGAGGGACCACACGGTGGTGTGTGCATAGCCGGCATACACACCGGTGCATCGGAAAATTTGGGACTGTCAATTCCAATTAATCCCGATGACATCGAGGGTTTTAAGCGCATGATGTGTCAAGCATACGCGCGACCACAGGGGAAGATTGAAGTTTCCCCCCCGTGGCATGAAATCCCATTGGGGCCCACTCACCATAAGTGCCCCACGCATTTCATGGATGCCCCAGACGTTTTGACCTTTGGGTCTTTCAAAAAGACGTCATCCATGGATTCCCGTGTTGAACCCACCCCTGGAGCGAAGCTCCTGGCCAAACGTGAAGTTGTTACTAACCTCACGGTGCCAGTAATGAGGGGATGGTTCCCATGGTTCGACTCACTTGAGCGGTGTCAAAAGAAGCCGGTGTTTGATAACACTGCACTCATTGACTGCGCGAATGCGTACTTGACCCAAATCCTCGAGAGCGATGTTGATCTGTCTGAAATATGTAAGATCACTCAAGACGTCGCTGTGAATGGAGTTCCGGGTCTTAAATATGTCGACTCGGTGAATAGATCCACCTCGACTGGTTGGCCATACAACAAACGGAAATGTGATGGTTTCCTGATTGATCGTCCTCCTGACGAAATTTACCAGGACGCTGTTGATGTTGATTGGCGTGTCCAGGCGGACATAGATCGAGTTTGGGGTTGTTTGGCTGAGGGCGTGCGTTCTAGTCCCATATTTGTGGGATCTTTGAAGGACGAGCCCATTAAGGAGGCCAAAGCCAAACGCCCTCGTGTTTTCATGGGCTGTCCATTGGGTTTTGCGATCGTGGCGCGCCAACTCACTTTGATGTTTGTGCGTGTGTTTCAGTTGAATCCAGCAGTTTTTGAAGGCGCGGTCGGTATCAATGCATTCTCCGAACAGTGGGGCGAACTGTATGATCGGTTGACACAATTTGGAGTCGATCGTTTATTTGCCGGGGATTACGAGAAGTTCGATAAGACGCAGATTGCTTTCCTCTTGCTTTTGGCATTTTATGTCATTGCGGAGACGTGCCATGCGTCCGGGAATTATACGAGGAAGGATTACGAATCCATCATGATAATTGGGTCAGACGTGGCCAATGCTTTCGTGAATTACAATGGAAACCTCCTCATGTTCCTCGGGACTTTGCCTTCGGGCTTCACACTTACGGTCATCATCAACTGTATTGTGAATTCGATTTATATGCGCTACGCTTGGGTCAAATCGGGCGGCGAGTTGACCGCCTTTTCCGAGAATGTCGCGCTCACGACGTACGGTGATGACAACGCCGCCAACGTCAGTGAAAAGGTCGACTTTTTCAATCACACCGTGGTTCAGCGTGTGCTTGGGGAAGCTGGTGTTGGGTACACCATGGCCGATAAAGAATCGGAAAGCGTCCCGTTCCTCAACATTGAGGACATTGATTTCCTCAAACGGGGATTTGACCGCCGGGTCGTTAAACACGGAGGAAGGACCAAGACGTGGACCTTCGCGCCCCTAGATACCAAGTCCATCGACAAGATGTTGACGATATGGGTGCGCAGTAAGCACGTGAGTGCGGAGAAGCAGTACGCGGACTCCGTACAGAGCGCTTTGTTTGAGGCGTTTCAACACGGCGAGAAGATTTTTGAAGTTTACAGGGATCATTGCAAGGCGGTTGCGGATGAATGTTCTCTGTGGGTCTACCTTCCCCGGTCTGTTTTGTTTGATTACGAATATTTCATGGATGTGGTGGTCTTCAAGGATCCGAAAGATGAAGCGTTGTCGAGATTCGATAAACGCCACGCGTGCAAAGTTGAGAGCGAAATTGATTTTGTGTTCGACACAGGGTGTGTGATGCAACGCGCTGCGATACCAAAATGCATCCAACAATAGCAGATACACTGAGTTGTATAGTCGTGTCAATGAGAAGAAGGGCTGTTGTTGAAGTGACCTGAGCGATCCTCAAAATGCTTTTTAGCATAGCGGAGATAGGTCTGCCGCATACGACGAACCGTTGGGTTACTACTCGCGCAGAACCCCCAACGTAAATGCGTGTCGAAAATCAATATAGAAGAAGTAGAGATGAAAGGCGAAACCATGTATTCCACTGTGTCCATGTTGGAATCAGAAGAATGGTATAGAACCGAGGTCAAGTCGGAGAGAGACGTGACTTACGGACAGGCGACGCAGACGTCGTCTGAATTGCAGGATTTTTTGAAACGTCCTATCAAGCTCCAGAGGTATGATTGGGCCCTTGGCACGGCCTTCGATCAAACGATTTTGCCTTGGAGTGAATTTTTTGGGAATGCGAGAGTGCAGGAGAAACTCGCAAATTTCCATTTGCTCACCTGTAACCTGGTAGTGCGTATCCAGGTCAATGCGAGTCCTTTCCATTATGGGAGGATTCTCGCATCCTACAATCCGTGGGCGGTGATTGATGGGCAAGCATCCGATTCTGTGGTGGAGTCACCGGGCAACAATGGACAATTTCTTGTTGGGCGTTCACAGCGTCCACATGTATTCATTGAGACTTCCACCAACCAGTCTGGCGAACTTAAATTGCCATTTTTCCATCCCAACAATGCGTTTGTCATCCAGAACGTGAGTGATTTCACGGAGATGGGTGTTTTGAATTTTAATTCACTGCGCGATTTGGCTGCTGCTAAGCCGGATATGGGAACTCACCCAGTAAGTATCACTGTGTGGGCACACGCTGAGGACATTGTTCTTTCTGTGCCAACCACATCACCTGCGTTTACACCGCAGGGCGATGAGTATGATACTCAGGGGGTTATTTCCAAACCGGCAGATACAGTGGCTGGTGTTGCTGGGATGTTGACCCAAGTGCCGATGATTGGGCCCTTCGCAAGGGCCACGGAAATCGCCGCTAGTGGTATTGCTAATATTGCTCGACTATTTGGTTACTCCAGGCCAGTGGTCGTGGACGATCCTATGTTCGTCCGCCCGCGCAATGTTAACAGCGTTTCCAATGTGAATTCCAAGGAGGCTATAGAGAAGCTGACGCTTGATGCCAAACAGGAACTAACCATTGATCCGCGAACTGCGGGCTTGTCCGGAGTGGATGAGATGTCACTTTCGCACATTGCCCAACGCGAGTCGCTTTACGCCATTTTCAACTGGCAAATGGCGGACGTGCACGAACAGTGTTTGTTTGCCACCATGGTGACTCCGCGTTTAGAAGCCGAACAGGGGTTCGCGGGACCCCCAGCTCATGGGTGCAATCACCCTACGGCTGTTAGTTTTGTAGCAAAACCCTTCAAATACTGGAGTGGCTCATTGAAATTTAGATTCAGCTTTATTTGCTCCCGGTTTCATCGCGGGCGTGTACGTATTGTATACGACCCGTATGAGGCTGGAATCGCTACGAGTGCTGACAATTACAATGTAGCTTTTTCGAAGGTCATTGATCTTGCTGGCGGGCGCGATGTCACCATTGAGATTCCGTGGATGCAGGCTACCCCTTATGCTCTGACTGGCTTATCAGCCGCTCAAGCTGGGGCCAGTACGTTTCGTCCGCAATGGAATAATAATGTTCGGCCAGATGCTGGTTGGGTGACAGCCGTGAACGCTCTTCGCGAATACGGAAACGGTTTTTTAGCTGTATACGTGTTGAATGAGTTGTGCGATGCTGGATCAAACTCGGACGTTTACTGTGCCGTGTCCGTTTCGGCGGGCAAAGATTTTGAGGTTGGAAATCCGACGAATGCAAATTTCTTGGATGACCTGGCTTTTGTCCCTCAGTCTTCAGTCACGGAAATTTTCCGTCCCCAGATGGATTGTGAGGATGTGGGTGAGCAAGACCCACACAATGTAGGTGAAAATGCACCTACTCACGACAATATGGAGCCCGTATCCATCGCGGATCCAGTTGTTCCCGTTCTTGAGTATAAGCAGAAGATATTCATGGGAGAAGTCGTGTCCTCATTCCGTCCCCTTTTACGTCGTTACATGCTGGCGTATTACCACACGAGTGGAGCCGCCTTGACGGATTCAGGCGTCAGATCGTGGCGGTTCGCTACAATGCCAGTATGGCCCGGTTCAGACCCAAATGGGCGAGATGCTGGGCCTTCGAACAAGGTTTACATGAACTTGTTTACGTATGTGGCACGTGCATACGCCGGGTACAGGGGGAGTACCCGCAGGAAATTGTTATATCATGAGAAATCCGACGAATCGACCAACAGTACAATAACGGTTGCTCGATCTCATGTTGCACCCACTTACTCCACCGCCATCGTTAATCTCGGTGTCGACAAGGATTTGTGGAATGCATCTACGCCGAATTATTGGGGCGGCAGTGCGCTTACTTGTACGCGCACTAATGCCTCACTTGAATATGAATTGCCTTTTTACCGGAACAAGAGATTCGCATTCTCACGTTGGAGTAATATCAACGCTGGGTGTGACCGAGACGGATCTAGTACGGAAAGTCAATACATTTATTGGTATCAAAAGGCTGGTGGCAGCGGAGACGGCGCTGTCATAGCTGAATTGTTTTCAATCGGTGAAGATTTCAATTTCTTTTTCTTTCTTAACGCTCCATGCTACTGGAAGCTTTAAATCGCCATGGGACCGCCATGGTGAACCTCATCTTGCAAATGAGGAAATTACGGGTAGAGTCGTGAACTGTTGAAGTTCGCACAGGTTTTTAAACCGGGCTCTGCCCGGTGGAATTTTGTCCTGATGCGGTCAACTTTAATAGATTAGCGACTCCGCTTTAATAGTGG